AAATTCTACAGTGTAAGCTCCTGATGTAGAGTTTCTTATTACATAAAGTTTTTCAACATCTAAAGGTATAGAAACGGTTCTATTACCAGTAATTGTTCCAGTTAATTCTATAAAATTTTGTTGAGCAGTTCCAGTTGTGTTTCCATCAACAACTGTTAAAGCTGTGTCTCCAGCTCCACCTGCTATTGAGGTTTGATTAAATCCACCAACTAATTGTTGTAATAATTGTAAATTTGTATTTGTTTTATCACCCCAAGTACCCGCATTTTCACCGGTTACTTGAAGTTCAACTCCGAGAGCTGTATATGATGATGCCATAATTATTTAAATCCTTATATTGTTATTTTACTAAAATTAAGCAGCCAAATCAACCTCAGTCCAAGTATTATTGACTCCTAAATCTACTTCGCTCCATGGTGTAATATTAGTTGACCCTAGTGACCCAGTCAACTGTATGCCTGTTAATTCAACTAAACCATCCCCTGTAATTGATTGAGGACCAGAAATAGATGATTGCAGTTGTGACCCAGTTCCCTCTGCTATTGCAACGGCATCAGCAGAAGGTGTTGCAAAAGTTGCTTGAATACCAGTCGGACTAATAATAGCTCCACCTGCAAGATCTTCTTCACCTAAATTAGTTTGTAATTGTATTCCGTTAGGCTCAGCTAATGTTAATGCACCAACTTCTACAGGACCAACACTTGATTGTATGCCTATTCCTGAAATTGTAGGATTTACGTCTTGAGCTCCTATAGCTGTGCCTTGTGATGTTTGAAGTAAATTGGTTGAGACGGCAACAGTTCCCTCAGCTGTTGTTTCACTAGCGTCTCCTAATGTAGATTGTAAACTTAAACCAGCAGGCTCTGCTGTAAAATCTGTAAACCCTTGCTCTTCTCCAATTGTTGATTGTAAACTTAAAGATCCTAATTCAACAGAATAACCAACATCCCATGCACCGTTACCCCATTCTAATCTACCCCAACCAACATTTATTTCATTTTCAACAGTAACGCCTGGAGTTGTCGATTGAAGTTGTAAACTTTGTGCCTCTAATGTTCCTGCAATTCCATAACCGTTTGCACCCCAGGTATTTCTACCCCAACCAGCATTTATCTCACCCTCAGTGCTCTCTTCACCAATACTAGATTGTAGTTGACTTCCAGAAACTATAAATGAAGTATCTTTTAGATTTCCCCAACCACCAACACTTGAACCCCATACATCTCCTCCCCAACCAATATTTGGAAAAGGAACAACTGAATTTATAGAAGATTGTAATTCTTGGCCTGTAACACCTAAATCAATATCTGTTTGATCGCTCCATTGACCTGAATTCCAAGACGCAGCACCCCACGTGTTTTGAGTAACGTCGATAGCACCGCCCATTCCAATTCCATGAATATAACAAGCATAATAAAAATCTGTTTCTGATGCTGGTGTTACCTCGACGTATCTTGTTGTTGCAGCATTGAAATTTGTAGTGTTAAAATAATCTGACTGAGATGCAGTTCCATCTAAATAGTATGAAACACCATTTGCATAAATATTTGACTGCGGATTAGATGTTTGTGTTGCAAAAAATAAAGGGTGATTGTCGTTACTCGATGCACTTTGATCAAATCTTAAAGTGCCACCTTTAACCCAAGTTAAATCTATGTCCCTTACACCATTAAGATAAAAAACGTTTCCTGTTGAACCTCCACCTAAGTAAAGGCTGCCCGTTGCTACGGTGACGGTGTAAGTTAATTGTGCCATAACACCGGGCTCCTAATTATGCGATTCTGATTATAGCTTGTGTGTTGTTTGGGTTAGGAAACTGAATCGTAAAAGTTCCTGACGTAGCTGTTTTATCTGAGCCAAAGTCCAATACACAAACAGATTTGTTACTCTCTGAAGTGTTGTAAATTAAAGCACCTCTTGCTGTTAATGTTACACCTGTAAAAGATAAGTCTGCAAAATCTACGAATGCTACTGTTCCTTGTGTTGAAACAAGAGCGTTAACCAATAATCCTCCACCTTGCGTGTATTGACCAGTATTTGCAACTTGGTTACCTGTGCTGTCGCCAGGATAAGCTGTAGTATCTGCACCAATAGACGCTTGTGAAGTGTATAAAGCTAGTTTAAATTTATCACCTGATGTAGGTGTAAAATCATGCCCCTTTTCAAGAATTTCTTCTTTGAAAGAATTTGTAATTGCGTTTGTTGTTATAGCCATTTTATTCTCCTTATAAATTTTATGGTGATGGAGCCGGAACCTTAGTTCTTGGAACCCCATCAGTATACTGACCTCTTCTTCTTGAGCCCATTTGCTCAAGAGCAAAAGCCTGTAATTCTGTATCATACCTTGTTTTGTAGAGGTTGTACATATCCTGTGGTCCTTTTAAGTATGAAAAACACTCTACTAGCACCCCATATAATAAAAGATTCTCATATTGATCTGAAAGCATTGTGGTAGTGCTAGAATCAAAATGTGGTGCATTTTTAATATATTGTATCTGAATAGGTAAAGCTGATGCAGGTGTAGGTGCCACAATAATATTTTTGTCATTATACGTAGCATAATATTTTGGCTGACCTTCAGTTCCAGTAGGATTGAATTCAGCTATAAAAGTTTGATCTCTTTTTTCAAGAAATATTTCTGTTCCTCCATCAGTAATTTTTACTGCTCTTAGATATTTAAGATCACCAGGTAAACTTACTGCTCTATTACTAGCTGTGAATGTAGAATTAGAAAATTTTCTAAGATCATCATAATCTACAGCCCCTGCGATAGCTAATTCAGTATTTCTAATAAATTGATCCAATAAGGTATCTGATAAAACGGAGCTAGAAACTTCTGTATAGTTTCTTACTTGGGTTAAAAAATTCGTATACGTTATAGCCATTAAGATATCTCTATTGTTACGGGGTTAACTAAAACTGTTGCTTGTCTTCTTCTGTTTTGTAAAGACGGGTCTGCTGGTTTCATTTCACTTGTGCCCTGATTTTTAAATCCGAAATCACCTGGTAAAGTTAAGTTAGCAACTCCAACTGTGATACCTCCAGAATCAGCAATAGTTACGTCATTACTAGCCACTGTTTTTGGTTGTTGAAATTTTTGTACTCTTGGATTTCGTAAAGCTATTGCATCAGCTTTAGTATGTGGTGGATCTAGTTGTGGATGTTTAGCCTCAAATTCTGATATATGGACTAAAGAACCATTCCACTCTTTTACCATTTCTGTATATGGAAAAGCTTGTCCTGATCTATCTGATATAGCTAATGATCTTTTACCTCTAGCAAATGCCATTATCCAACTCCATCTCCAAAGTAAGTTTGAGGCGAAATATAAACAGAAGTCCTTTGGCCATCCTCTGTTAATGCTCTTTGTAATTCATCCTCATAAATTAATCTTAAAGTTTGTATTTTATCAGGTGCTTTTTTCATCGCTAAATAATATGCTAAACCTGAACACATACAAGGTAAAAATCTATAAGCGACATCTGCTTGATTAGTATAAGCTCCAGCATCTTCAATTCTATTAATAGAAAAATATTTTAAATGAGTGAATGTATTAGCATCAGGAGTTAAGTATAAATTAATTACCGGTATCATTTGTCTATCTACGTAATATTGAGAGGGTTGCCCTTGAGCTCCCTTATTAGGTAAAGCAGCAAAAGCAGATCTATCTATTTTTGTTAATGATACATCTTGAGTGTCAGTTGTAACACCAGCTGTTGTAGAAATAAAAGCTTCTAAAACATCACTTACTTTTGTTGGCACAGTGTATTGTGCAGTTCCAGCAGTTAAGGCTTGAGTTTGTTGTTCAACTTTAAATAAATGAACACCTCTGTTACCCCACTCAGAAAAAAGTAAGTTTAAACTTCTTCTAGCTGATCTAAGGTCAAAACCAGAGTTAGTACGTATGCCACATCTTTCATACGCTTCCTCTATAATATCGTCGATATTTAAATCGAATGCTGTTGTTCCAGACGTTGCCATAATTCATTACATTAAGTCTTTATAATAATCCATAGATTTACCAGGAACCAATTGTTCATCTTGTAAACCCATTCCTGAAGTTCTTGCAGCACCATAACCTCTAACAGATTTGCCAGCCATTGCTTTCATGACTTTACCTTTTTTAGCAAAACCCATTTTTCTAGTTACGTCAGGTCTTTTAGCTTTTAATTTTCTTAGACCTTCGCCTTTTGGACCTTCTGGAATTTTTTTCAAATTAGCCATATTTCCCTCCTTAAATAAACCCATTTTTTTTAATCGCATAAAGACAGCTCCAGGCGTAGCACCTTGTTTGCCTTTATTCATAACTCTATCTTGAGATTTAAATTTTGATCTTAGAAAATCTCTTATTGCCAATTTACCTGATTTCATTTTCATCATTTTATTAAGTCTCTTCTCCTCAGATGGACCTATTTGAGAACCTCCCATCATTTTTTTGTACTCATTTTTGAGTTGTTGAATTTTTGACTCACTAACTTGTGAACCAGCTCTATTTTTAACAAATTGTGCAAAAGTAATCATTTTACCCATATTGTATCCTTGTGCTTTTAATTTTTTAGTTGCTTCTTTCAAACCGCCTCCTTTGTAGTTTAACATTGACTCAAAACCATAGTCCTTATATTTTTTACCCTTAAAAAATTCTCTTTCTCTTTTTACTGCTTTTGGATCTCTTTTTTTAATGCTTGTTAATGCAACAGTAGCCAAACCTACTGGAGTTGCTGCTCTAGCAAATCTAGCTGCTTTAAATAATCTAGCCGTGCCTTTTGTGACTAAAGCTTTTGATGTGCCTTTAGGTGCTTTGCCGACTATGGCTTTAACAGCTTTTGCTTTTCCAGAGATATTTCCACTTGAGATATCTTTAACTCTTTTTGCTGCACCTGTAAATTTTGCTTTTGCTTTTGATAATAATTTTTTACTTGTAAGTATAGGTGATCCTAATGCTGTTAAAACTCTACCAGCTCCAACATTTGTTTTTTTTATTATGTCTTTACCTATTTCTGTAGCAGTCTTTGCCTTAGGCATAGTATAAGACTTAAATAATTTTTGTGGTGGACCTATGAATTTTGGATCTGTCATATTTCTATCATACCCCCGTAATATTTCTTAGTAAAGGTCTTCACATTTGTAGGCTTACCACCAACTCCTTGTGGCTTAGCTCTTTTCCTTGCAACGGCACTCCTCCTCTGGGATTCTGTCATCCTTGCCGCTTTGGCAGCAGGGACGCACTTTGGATACTTCCGTTTTCTGTCCGCCTCCAACTTCGAACGACCACACTTTGCGAAAGTACCATCTTTTCGCTTGCTCCCAATATCTACCCAATTTTGTTTGAACCATTCTTTTAATCCCCCTTTTTTAAAACTTTTAGAAAAAGTAAAACCAATGTTTTTGCTTTTACCCTGTTTAGTTCCCTCTAAACCAAATGTAGAACTTTTACCCTCTTTAACTATATTTAAACCTAAAATACTATTAATGTTTTCTTTATCAATCTTACTAAAAGGTTTTTCCCCAGATATTCCAACAGTTACACCTTTTTTCTTTACGTTAAATTCTACTTTAGGGGATGTAACAAATTCGTCATCATAAATATTTATGCCACCACCAACAGTAGTGCCTTTTAAATAATCAGGTAAAATTTTTTTCTTCTTATTGCTCATACATACCTTTGTAATATTGTTTTAGACTTTTATTTGCATATTTTTTTCCGTCTACTTCTAAATCAATAAAACTACCTGTGTATGCAGGTTTAGGTCCTTTAAAATCTTTTCTCTTCACTCCAGAGGGATCTTTAATTTTACCTGCACATATTTTTGATGCGTAGGCATTAGCATAGGCCGAAGGGTACACCTTAAATTTACGCTTCGCTGCAGCTTTACCTCTTGGACATAGTTTTGTCATTTTATTCTCCTTCTTTAGTGGCCACTTTGAGAGATGTTTTCTCCTTATTGCGGTCGTACAACTTTTTTGATTTTAACACTTTTGGGGCGTAAGTTCTAGACCTTACGATTTTTGCGAATGGATTCTTTACCTTTTTTTGCAATGTTAACTACCTCAGTTTTTCCCATAACTTTAGCACGTTGCTCCATAACAGTTAATATCTGTATTTTTCTTGCAAATGGTTTGTTAACGTTTTTAACTTTTCTTACAGTATCTCTTGCATCTTTGGCTGTGGCAAATTTTATAGATACTGTATCCTTTGGATTTTCGTCAGTATAGAGTCTTCTATCTGAACCCTTAGGCTTTTTTCCCGTTCCTTTTTTTGGATCCATTTAAAACTCCTTTTAAAGTTTTAGCTTGTGATGCGTGTGTTTTAGAAGCTTTCGTTAAACCTTTAATAACTTTTTTTATTTTTCTATTTTTCATTCCGCCTCCTGCATATGTTTTTATTTTTCTTTTTTCGTCTCTAGCCCCTCTAAGCTGACCTTCAACTTGCTTTCTCATTTGTGATCTTCCTATCGCCATATTATTCTCCTAACCATGGTATGTATTGAGTCTTACCATCAATCCGATTAGCACGCAACCATTGTTGTCGATTATTGTTACGTGAATAACTACAATGTATCCAACCTGATGTGGGCTCACCATCCTTGTAAAATTCTAATATACCTTGGTCGACTTCTAGATTGTTTCTTATCCATTTTGCTAATTCTTTATTATCAACACCGGGTATTTCAAAATCTGCTGCAGCTGATTCATCATGTGCTGTATGTTGACTATTAACACTGCTACCAATTTCTACACAAAGCTGAGCACAACGGAATCCACTAGATATGATCAAAGGCTTATCATAATGTGAACGTATAGGTTGTAATACGTTTATTGCTAGAGCTTTTAAATTTTCTATTTGCTCTGGACTAGGATTATTATTTATTCCTTTCCTTTCGGCTGTTTGACTTTTGGTAAGTTCATCTAAAGTTATATTAGCTGTTAGTTTCATCTTTTTCCTCCTCTATTTGGTAAAACATTTTGTCTGTATCTTCTGTAGTCCAGTTTTTATTTTCGACTGTCCAATATGTATTTTGCACTTTATAGTCTGGCCAAGATCTATCAGTAGTATAGTTAGAAACGCTCCACAAGATACGATTATTAGGCTGAGCAGCATAATTGCCGTTATCAAGTTCCAATATATGTGCACACTTATGCTCTTGAGGTATTTCAGAATGTTCAGTATCAATTTCATTTACTTCAGGTGTCCCCCAGTCAACTGTAAATAAATATTCTCCTTTATAAAATTTTTTATCTTTACCAAGAAATTTTCCTCTCATTCCCCCTAAAAAATCAAACTCAGTAACACTAGGATAATAACTGAAACAATTCCACAATTCCAGCTCGTCAACTGACATATCCGGCACTTCGGCTCTATGAAACGATTTTTGGAAAAACGCTGAGATAGGCAGACGCCAATAGCACGCACCGTTTGGTAAAAGGCAATGAAATAGGAGGGATTTGCCTGTAATGCTTGCCATACCAAAGATAATGCAATCCAAACTTTCTTTTTTATATTTAGGATCCAAATCATATAAATACTCCTTCTTAACTTTAGCATAAATTGTTGGAATGTTAATATTGAGGTAAGCCATTATTCGTTATCTTTTAAACCTACATAAATTACAACACAAAGTAATAAAAAAGCTATGATAGTATTTATAGGTATAAATGGCTCCATTAGTTTAATATTTTAATTATTTTCTTTCTATCCATGTATATCTCTGTTTGAGCTTTTACTTTTTTACAACTAAACACAACCCGTTCTGGGTTTACCTCGTTTTGAGCTAGACGCTTTGATTTCAAACAATCGCTTAACGAATTTTTGTACGTGTGTTCAATCATCGAACCGTTTAAAGTTAAGATTAGTGCAAATACAGTTTCTATCATTTTTTATAATTATCCAATGTTATTATATCAGGATTTTCCTTCATGTATTGTTCTTTTAATACTGTCCAATAGCTTACTTTTGGATCAAAATCTCTTTCACCAAAAGAAGATGCAGACATAACTCCTAGCTCCATGCACGCATTAATTAGTTCAGCAAACTCTGCAGGAGGTGGACTAATCCGTGGAACTCTTTTACATTCTTTTACTAATTCTAATTGTATTTTTAATTTTTGTTTTTTTCTTTGGTCCTTTACAAACTCCTCATCACATACATCACCAATAGATTTTCTAAATCTCCAACCTAACACTTGATTTTGTGATTCGGCACTAGAGCCAGATTTATATTCGTTTTGTCTAACTTCTGTATATGCTTCCCAACTACCTTGATCACAAGTATTTGTGCCATCATTTAAGTATTCATTACGTGCTTCTGCATTTACAGTAGTAATAACTCCTACTAAAATACTAGCGATTAAGATCCTTAATATCATATGCGTGCTCCCTTACTTGATCAGCTAATTGTCTGTATAAATTTTCTGCCATCTCCCACGTAGCCTCAGCTGCAGATAATCTTGTAGCAACCTCTGTCAACTTATCTTCTGCTACTTTAAAGTCTCTTTGTAAATTAACAATGGTTTGTTTATTTGCTTCAATGGTATCAGTTAAACTTAATACATATCTAACAGATGTAAATGTTCCAGCTAGTATTGCTGCTACTACGGGTACAATAACTATATTTTTTTTGACCCATTCAAATTTAGATAATTTTATTTTTTTCATTGATGTTTACCACTACCGTTTCTAATTAGTTTCTCTACATCTTCAGTTAACTTCTCAGTTCTTTTCTTTAAAAATTCTATGTTAACAGCATTGTTTCTCATGCCCTTAATCTCTTCTTCAACATCCTCAAGTAAACCACTAACGTGCTCTACAATCATAAAAAGTTCTGCCTCTCCAGCTGATTGTCCTAACTCACCTCTTGGGTATTTGATTCTAAACTCTGAGTTTTGATCTAAATCTTTTTGCATCAATTCTATCTTTGTAGAATGTTGATTTAAGGTTTCGTGTAAGCCAAAATATGCCCATGTCCCGATGGCGACCATCGTGATCAAACTGGCTACCGTCTTCATTGGCATCTGCACGGCAGCGGACTCAGAAATTTTTAGTGCCATAAACTATACCCAAAATTTAGAAATAATTTTTTCCCAAACTTTTTTAATTTTGTCCCAAACTTTTTTTAACATTTCCATCTCCTTCTAGCTTGTCTTAGTCTTGAGTTTGGATCTTTGGCTGCTTTTGGAAACTTTTTCATTTGACCCAAACTACGAGCACAAAATGATTTACGTCTCTTTGCATCCTTAGATCCTGGTTTTACTTTTCCTGTAACTGCAGTTTTAAGTTTAGAGCCTGGGTTTTTTCTTCTATAAGCTCTAACTCCGGCCTCAGTCATTCCAGCACCCTTTTCCGTAGGGCGAAAATTCTTTTTATTTCTAGGAGGCATGCCTCCTTTTTTTAATAATTCAACAGTGTACTGATTCATTATTTGTCTATAAATACAGTTATAGTCGTATTTGCAGATATAGCCGTCACTGACATACCGCCTTCAAATAAAATTCCATCTTCAGGTAAATTAGTTGAAGCAATATCGCCCGCTGGAACATCAACAACTAATTGTGCACCACTCGAGTCATTCAAAGTAACTTGTCCACCACCGGATGAATTACCAAGAATAAAACCTCTTAATCTAGTTCTACCCGCAAAAATAACTCCAGTAGCGTTTGTTCTAACTGCTTTTACGTCTGATTTAAATGCCATGTTTCTCCTATGTAAATGTTATTGTTACGCCAGCTGTTCCGGCGATAGTAGCGTGGATTCCTTCTTCAAATAAAATACCAGATCCAGGAAGATACATATCTAGACCCTCTTCACCAAACAAGTAAGTAGCAATTATAGTTCCTGTTGCTCCACCAGTTCTAAAAATAATTGAACCACTGGCTGAATTACCTTTACCTTGTATCGAAGTTAATCTTGCTCTTCTCGTTGTCGCTACCATCTGTGCAGTGCCCGTTGCATGAGCACTCGACTGGTCTGACATAAAACTTGATCCACCCATAATTTTTTCTCCTTAATATGGTGCTCCCGAGGGAGCACCTATTAATTATTAGATTTTACCAATTAATTCAGAAGCATTTCTGTTCTGAGTTGTACTAATATAATCTAACGTTGTTACTCTTTGCCCTGCTGCAGAAGCTGATACTGAAGCTGCAAACATTTGCATATCATCAGTATTGATGTTCGCTGTAACAGTAGCTGCTAATACTCTGTTAACAAAAAACTCAACTTTTCCTGCTCTGTCACATCTAAAACCTACAGTATCATATTGATCATCTACTATAGTGTGTGAAGTGTGTTGAACTTGATTTGTTCCTGAAGCATTTTTAGTTACAAATCTATAAAACTGTTCACCGTTATTAGACTCAATAGAGATTCTGTTTGCAGATCTCCATCCAGAAGTTCCTGTGAAAGTTTCAACTAAACCTGTGCCATAATCAGTAGCGTTAGCATCATTATTTTTAATTCTTGCTTCGTACCAAATTACTGTACCTGGGTTAGTGATCGCTCCCGTGCTGTCTTTAGTTTCAGCTACAGCTTGAAAACTGTTTTGTGTTTTTACTAAAGCCAGACCGTTGTTGTCTGTAGTGTTAGCAGATGTTAAAGTAACTGCTCCACCAACCTCGTTAGAGATTCCAGCCGCTGCACCACCATCTGCAATAGATGTTGACCATTCTGCTGAGGGTAACGTGTTATAAATAAAATCGTCTTTATAACATACAAAGTTAGGATTATTGTCTACTGGTAAATCCTTAAACCATTTTGTTTTTTCAGATAATCCAGCAAACATTACTGGATTTCTAAAGTGTGTACCTGCCATATTTTCCTCCTGTGTATAGCCGTTGCACTATGTCGTCTCTATACCGTCTGCCTAGTCAGTCGACATAATTAATTTATCTAGGATATTTATATTATACATAAAAAAAGGGGCGATGTGAACACCGCCCCTAAATTTGTAATACTGTTAATTAGTATTAGCTAGTTGGTAAGTTTCCGTTACCAAATACACATCTTGGATCTGAGAATCCGAATGAGTATCTTTCTCTAGCTTTGAATCTAACGTTACCAGTATCGAAGTCACCTTCAATCGCAGTTTTGATTGGAGCTCTGACAAATTGCTTAAATCCGTTAGGGATATCAGTCAATATGAAGTACGAATCTGTATCAGTTAAAAAGTTATTAACTCTATAACCTTGAGGAATCATACCCATAGAAACGATTGCATTGATGTCATTGTCCGCTGTAGACGTTCTTTGTGGAGACTTCATTAATCTTTCTGCTGTGAATTGTAATTCTTTTGGAATTATCATTTTCACACCTTGTGCAGCGATTTTCAAGCCTCTTTCGTCTACAAATGATGCGATATCAATTAACGACTGTTCTAATGAAGTTTCGTTAAGATCAGCTGCTGTTGCTAATACGTTACTGAACGTACCGCCTGTCGCTAATGGGTGGTCACTCGCTATTAACGGTTTACCATCTCCACCAGTTACTGCAGTAAATTGAGCTTGGTTTAGAACGTTAGCTGCTTTTACTTGCTTCGTG